CCAGACGTTTGAGTTGCCCCATTGCTTCTTTGTACTTGCCGTCATACAGGGCGATCATGTCCGTCTCACCCTTCATGTAGGTGTAAGCTTCAACCAGTGTCCCGTACAAAAGGGCAGGGTCGTAGTTGTCACTGAGCCACGTAGTCGACGCGGTAACGATGGACTCAGGATAGTAATAGTAGTGAAGCTCCATGCTGTAGGCAGCGTCTGGAGTAGGGCCGATGATGAACGTGAGTTCTGTCGTAATCACACTGGAAGCTACGGCGGGGCCAAACAGGGCGTAGTACTTGGGCGACCCCGTGGATGTTGGCTTGGGGTACGCTTCTCGGATGAAGTTTACGTCCTTGTTCAACAGGTATGAGTACGCCCCCGTAGCCGGGTCTATTGCCGCCAAAGAGTAGGAAGACAGAAAGTCATCCGGGCAGGCCAGATACTTGTTACTCGCCGTTGTGATGCCCGTCACATTCTTACGCAGTGCTGGAATCTGTACGGTGTTGTAAATGCGTTTCTCTGCCTGCGTGATGAACAGGTTCATGTCCACCGTAGGAAAGGTGTTCTCCGTGTAGGAGGAGACCGCAGAAACCAACGCCGCGTAGTTCATGCCATCGGGCCTCGTGCGGTGGTGCCTTTAGTGGCTGCGCCATTGCCGCGAGTCACAATACCCGATGTCTTTACACCGGGTTGCTCTTGGTTGGTGATGCGCCCAATCGAAGCACGAGCATTGTTCAACATGCTCATGTCTTTGCCCTTGCCGGGGTTCGCTTCCACAGTCACGGCTTTGCCAGACATGGTGTGGGGTTTGGCGTAGGCTGCTGCCTGTTTGTTGTTGATCATCTTAGCCTCCGCGACCAGACTTCTGGTTCATCACTTTAGCCATGCCACGACCGTACTTCATCATGTCCATGTCCGTTTTGCCGCCTTTGGCAAACTTGGTTGGGGTTTTGCCGGGATGTAGCCGCTTCTCGTGCTTGTGCACGGCCCCGGCCACCATCTTTTTGTCCTGCTTCATGTCTGCCTTGTCCATATCAACTCCTAGGTTACTGTAACTGAGCCAAGTTCTAATTCTGCCACCAAATAGTTGGGTGTCAGTCCGTCATCGTTGGCCCTAGACCCGCCTACCGGGTTCCAGTTCCACTGAAATATCCTGCTGCCTTCACCCGGATTCCCGTCTGCCAGCAAGCCAGAAACCACATAGCTCAAGTCCCGGCGTGGATCACGCAAACCCTGTGGGTCGTCTACCGGGTACATCCCCAACTGCAACTGCGGCTGATCTGGTGTCCAGCAGGTTGGGCACACCAGCAAGTTGTACGTTTTGGTCTTGACAACTTCCTTCTTCAGTTCCTTCAGCTTGTAGCGAAACCCACAGCGGTCACATTCCGCTATCGCATTCTTACCTGATGCAAACCTATTGCCCATGATTACATAAACTGCTGTCTTGGTACAAAGCGCACCGCTGCTTTTTCCCGGTCTTCATCCTGCGCCAACTGCCACGCTTCGTCGTATTGTGCCTTCAAAACCTGTAGCCGTTCCATGCCATTGGGCAGCTTGAGCGCCAAGTAGTAGGCCAACCCGGCTGCTACGCAGGGTATAAAGCGAAACGGAACATCCATCGTGTCCGAGCCGTCCCCGGCATTCTGGTTCCTGCGCAGCCGCCAGTACACGAAGGTGTAGGTCTGGGAGCCATCAGGAGTGGGCCAGACGGTGATTGCAGGGGGGTTTGATACATACACCGCTGTGGTGGTCGTATGCGTTGCTGCGGTGGTGTTTGCCTGCCCTCTGGCGCACGCCGTCAGTACATTGCCCACGATGTAGCCGTAGTAGATGATCTCGTTGTCCACCTTGATGTACCCGGCAGCAGCAAGCCCCACGACAGAACTCAGGGTGATGGTGGTGGCGGTGGCCGTCACGGCCCCGTTGAGGGTCAGCGTTGTGGCTGAAGTCTGGCCTGAGTTGCGCTGCACCATGACCTGAATAGGTCTGGCTTGGGTCAGTTTGTTGGGCAGCGTGGCGTAGGTGCTGACACTGATGCGGGTGATGGTCAGGTCGGCTTGGTTGGAGGTCGAGTTGGCGCTTGTGCGGATGACATGCTCAAGCAAGTCCACGGTATCCACCGGCAGCGCGTAGGTGTTCAGCCCCTGCGTCAAGGTGAACGACCCTTGTTCAATCGTCCACATGTTGATGCCACGGTTGGCCCAGTCAGCAAACATGATGTTGAGAGACCGCCGCGCTGTACGCATGTCATACCCGGAGCGAAGCTCAGAACCCGCACGTTCAAATGCGTCTTCTATGACTTCACTCAAGTCCATGTCAAAGTTAGCAACGCCTGAAGTTGTCATTATCTGAATCCTGCGGTTTTCTTGGCAATTGCTTTAGGTTGCGCTACGAACTGTTTCCCACTGGCTTTGCCTGCCCTCTTGGCTCTGGTTGTCGCAGCGTATTCGGCAGGGCTCAGGCTTTTGATAGCCGCTTCAGGCAAATACCGTTCCCCCGTCTTGGAAGACGGTTTACCAGACTTGGTGCGCCATTTTTGGTCGCCCCAGTCCTTGAGGGATTGCTGTGGAGCTTTCAATCTCGGTAGCCTCCGCCTGCTTTTTTATAACGCTGCGCTACCATCTGTGCTTTTCTCGCGCTCCAAAGTCCTGCTCCAGTGCCTGCGGTGGCTTCTGCCTTTACGGCGTTGAAGATGCGTTTACGCAGACCCGGTTTGGTGTAATTGCCCGCCTCATTGACCTTCGACTTCACCTCCCCACCCTCGGCATACTGCGTGAAGTCCGTGTCGTCACGGCGCTTCTTGCGCTTGCCGGTGGGCATCTTGCTGGGGTCAATGGCCCCCATGCCACGGGAGGCTCTCATTTAGCACATCCGTCCACGGGTTTTACCGCGCTGGGCAATCCCGTCTGCACGAGACGAAACGGAACCACCTTTGGCGTATTTTTTACTGTCTTGGGCGTCTTCTAAAGAGTCGAGTCCAATGGCAACACGCCCCAGTTTTTTGGCTTCAGCATACCCTCGGCCTTCCCGCGTCTCTTTTGTAACCCGAGGATTGTCTTTGTCCACAAGCCCCGAGTTGTACAACGCTTGATCGGCAGCTTTGCCAACGGCTGTACCGCCCAAAATTGCAACACGTGCGGGGTATGACAAGACTTTTTCAGTCGTTGTCATCTTGCGTTTTTTCTCTGTTTCATCGCCCATAGTGTTCTCCTTAGCAGGCCATGCCGCCGTTTTTCATTTTGATCTGCTTGGCTTTGGTCTTGCCTTTGGAAGCAACCCCGTCAGCCGCACGGACAAAGCCACCAGTTGCCATCTTTTTCACGGGCATTTCAGGTTTGGCTCCAGCTTTTTTCTTAGCAATCATTGCCATGAAGCCGGAGTTCATTTTCGTAGCCATAGTATCACCACCTTTTGAAAATTTGCGACCTTTGTCGGCCTCGTTAAAGTCTTTGCCCACGGACTGTGGGACTCCTACTTTCTTAGCGAACGATGGCGAATTGGCAATCGCAGCCATGAAATTGTGTTGTTTCTTACTGCTGGATGGCATTACGCTCTTCCAGTCCACCGCTTAACGGTGTCCGTTTCCCAGATTCGGATTCCCGTCCAGATGATCGTGAACAAGGCTGCAATAGAAGGTAGCATGTCCGCCAATGTTCCAATTACGGTTACGATAGAAAGCGCGTCAATGATGTGCTTTGTGGATTCTGTCAATTCTTGTTTCATGTCAGCACTTCCATCTAGCAAGAGCAGCAGCCTTGCGCGTAGGCTTGCCTTTCTCGTCTTTCATCGGTCCCGGCATACCTGACATCCGGGCGCAGAACGAATCCTTGCGTGGGCCACCTTGGGGCTGTGGAGCCTTCAGGTTGCTGCCAGTTGCTGCGTTGTACTTGGCTCTGCCCTTGGCAGTCAGACCAGCCCCCTTGGAGATTGGGAGCTTCTCGCCCCGACCCACAGAGAGAACCGGGCCTTGCTTCTTAGCCATAGAACACCGTCAAGTGTGTGTTGGCGGGTATTGAAACGTAGACGCCCGTATAAAACCTAATCCCTTCACCCGGAATCGCCAGCGAATCAAGCGCTTGGTTTGTTGATACGTTTAATGTTAAACGAATCGTACCGCTGGCTGCACTTGCGTTGTCGTAAAACTCAACTTCCCCCGCCGTACCACCGGGGGATATAGAGAATCCTTTTACACGGGTGGGCCCAGCAAAAATAACTCCGCTTGCATTAAGGTGCGTGGCTTGTACGTCTGTCTGCATCATAATCAATCTCCAGTTGTAGGGTTGCCCCCGAAGATTAAGCTGTGCGCGAAAATGCGTAGGCTGTGGCGCTGGAGAACATGATGGTGAACCGGGCCAAGCCAGTGACACCCGAAGCAACAGTCAACAGGCCAAAGGCCACACCCGCACCTGCATCTGCCGCGCCTGCCGACAAGATGCCGTTGGTTGCTACAACCATAGTTACAGTTGATGCGCCACCAGTGTTGTCAATGTACAAGTCAAAAACCGTACCTTTAGCTGCGCCTAGTGCTGCGCCAAGCAACGTACCAGTAGGCAATGTGATGGCGGTTGCAGAAGCAGAGGTGGAGGTGATGTAGCCAGTTGCTACCTGTGCTGCTGTGGCAGTAGCAGTGGCGTTGATTGCAGCGGTCGTAGCGTGCGTGATGCTGCCTGCGCCCGCAATGTTGCCCGTGACGTTGCCCGTCAAGTTACCAATGAAGCCGTTGGTAGACGTAACCGGGCCAGAAAACGTGGTGGATGCCATGATTTTTCCTTACATACAAGTTAGGCGCATTAGTCTGTATGTCGTCAGCCGGGGCTGTCTAATGCACCGGAAGGCCCGGAGTGGTTGCAATATATCAGGAATCGGCGGTGGGGGCAAGGAGCCTGTTTGACTTTTTTAAATTTTCTTCTTGAGTAATCACACGTAGGTTCCACGGCACGTGCAGCCCACAGACCTCCTCTGAACGCAGGGGGACGATGTGGTCTACAACGTACTGTTCGCCCGTGGTCTGGGTCATAGTGATGGCCATCTTGTAAATCTCACGCATGGTAGCTTTTTGAGCCGAGGTTAACCACGGAGGGGTGGCATCTCGGTGTTTACGCCGCCTGTTTTTAGTGTCTGCGCGAACCCAAACGCCGTTCCGTTCTTTCCAATCCCGCTTGTACTGCGCCTTCTTGTGCAGGGGGGTTGTTTTAGCAGCCGCAATGACCTGCTCCCGATTGTCTGTGTACCAATCGTTTTTGCGGTCTTTCACATCCTCCCGCTGGTTGTATGCTGCAAAGTATGCCGCCCGAGTTGTAGCTGCTTTTTTCCACTCTTTCTCCAGACACATTAGGCAAGCGCCCTTTGTTTTTCGGGGGGCTATGTGGCCGTATTTGCAGGCTTCCCCAGTGAAATAGTACTCTGCTCCTGTAGCTTGGGCTTCCTTGCGGGTAGTTGGCAGATTCTTTGTGTCCATATGGGCTCCAGTCGTTTAGTAACAGGTAATGTACCATAAAACAAGCAACTGTCAACAGGCAAAGAAAAAGGCCCCGAAGGGCCTCAAAACTAAGGGTAAACCCTTGGTTTTAGGTAGAACCAGGGCTTCCGAAGATGCCAAGTGGGTCGCTCCAGCCGAAGCTGTAACGCTCACGGCTCTTGTAACGCACGTTACCGGTATCGAAGTCTCCATCCATTGAGTTTGCCAACGCTGCACGCTCAAAATGCTTCAGGCCGTTGGGCACATCGGTCATCAGGAACCATGCATTGGTATCAGTCAAGAAGTGGTTGATGCAATACCCTTGTGGGATAGAGCCGTTGTTCTTCAAGGCGTTGATATCGTTGTCGGCAGTGCCAACACGTAGATTGGTTTCCAGCAAGCGGGTTGCAGTGAACTGCAGTGCTGGCGGGATGACCAACTTCTTGGGCTGGGCTGCGATCAGCAAACCGCGCTCGTCCGTCCAAGCAGCGATCTGAATGACGGCGTTTTCCAACGAAGTCTCGTTCAAATCAGCGGCTGTGGCAGGGCGATTGCTGTTGGTTCCGCCAGACACCAGAGGGTGTGCAGTAGAGATCAAAGAAACCCCGTCACCGCCGACGTATGCGCTGCTAAAAGCGTTGTTCAGGACGGCAGCACCCTTGACCTGCTTGGTGTACGCCATTGCACGGGCCAGAGCCTTGGTGTAACGGGCAGACAGCGAGTCATACAGGTTGTCTTCAACAGCCTCTTCGGTGATGGAGAAGCCCAGAG